CCTTTTGAACAGCTTTGACGGGACATGGCCGGTTTTCGCCAATATCAGCGAGATTCGCACCGTGTGTTTCAACACTGCGACGGCAAACTTGAGCGAGGGCGGCGCAACGGTGCGTCACACTCCGGATGCACTTGAAAACTTCGTGCGTCGTTTCCCCGATCTTTTCGCCACGGCGATTCAAGATCACAAGGGGAGTGCAAACGACTATCTTGCGCTTGCGGAAATCCGCTTGAGTAAATCGGATGCAGAAGGGTTTTTTGCCGCTCTCATCGGCGGTAGCAAACTCTCCACGCGGGCAAATGGAGTGATTCAAGAAAGCTTGCTTCCCTTGTTTGTTAAGGGCCGTGGTTGCTACGGTGAGAGTGCGGCGGATGCCTATAATGCCGTTACTGAGTATTACACGCACAACGGCACGGTGGAGGCTAACAGCGTGGGCGGGACTTCTGACAATCGCAAGCGTGAGGCTAAGGAGCTTCTGCTTTCCGACTCCCTGATGGAGAAAATCGAAAAGGGTAAGGAGTTGATTGCCAAGCGGGAAATCTAAAACCGGGGGAGGGATGGGGGAGGGGCAATGATGCCCCTCCCTTTTACCAACTTTCGTAGAAACTTGGTCTTGCGTTTTAACAGATTGCGCTTAATATATTCACATGAAGTAACTAACGCTTGTGTCGTCATTAACCCAACCTAGGGCGGCACTAAAAGCACTAATAAGGCAGGGGACGAACGCAGAAATCCTAGCGCGAGTCTTAGCAGGGAGGGGCAACCAAAGGACGCAAGTCTGGAAAAGCCTAGGTGCAAATCCACCAACCTTGCGAGTGGACTATCGGGGAGCGTGTTCCAAATGCCATGGAGCGGCGCAAGTGAGGGCAAAACGCCAAAGAAAATAACTTATGTTCACAATCCAAGGGTTCAGTCATATCGCGGGAAAATTCGTGGACACACTCCACAAATCAACGTCATTCAACGGCGCGCTGTCCATTGCAAGGGGCTTCAAGTCCCTTTCGTGGCAGATTCTCAACCGGGAAGGGCGCGTTGTAAAATCGGGCAAGCCTGAGTCGTGAAATCCTGCCGGTTTCACATTATTAATTGACATAGCGGGCGGATGTGTTAATATATCGCATGAAAAACACATATCAATTCAGTGAAGCGGCGGAAAACATGATGGCAGGAACGGATCAAGACTTTGAATCTGAGCTTGCGGATGCGGCGGATGAGTGGTTTGCATAGGGTGGGGGAAAGCGGGGGGCGGAAGCTCCCCGCTTTCTTGTGCTCCAGTCTTCTCATTTTTGAGACTCATTCCCGACATTCTGCGAGTGTCGGGGTTTTAACGTTTTGCTTGCTTTTTTAATTCTCCCGTGTATTATGTTGTATGAAAACGCTGATCGAGAAAGGAAACACTGCCGGGGCTGTTCTTGCTATGGCCATCACGTTCTTCTTCATGGGCGCAGTCACGGGGCTTTGCTTGTATTTGGGAACGTCTGACAAGGTGCCAGTCATTGCGGCGGTGACAAAATAAATGCCGAGTTTCTACGAAAGTCGGCGGAAATAATCTAAATAGGACTTGATTTTTATGGGCTGATCGCCTATAGTCTCCCATGGTTAAAATCACATCACTTGTTAAAGTTATCGCCGGACCACGCATTTACATGCAGGGAACGGTGACGGGAATCGAAAACGGGATTGCGACAATCAATGATTGCCACGTCCCGGCAGAGTGGCCTAAAGCATGGAGGGAACGCAAGGTGAGGGTAGAAGACTTAGAACTACTGCTTCCCAGCTAAGGGGAGGGATTGGGGAGGGGGGAAACCCCCTCCCTTTTTATTTTAATATCTCCGCTTGATTTTAACAGTAAAAGGCTTATCGTGGCGGCATGAAAGCAATTCCATACACTACGAAAACAGGCAAGAGTCAATTCCGCCCCCAGTGCTCAAGCGCGGAAGTTCAAGACGGCACCCTAGGCTTTTGCCTTGCTTGTGGTGCTGAGGCTAACGGCGTGGAGCCTGATGCGAGGCAATATGAGTGCGAATCGTGCGGAGTGAGCAAGGTTTACGGGCTTGAGGAACTTGTCATGATGGGGCTCTTGATTCTTGAGGATTAGGGGAGGGATGGGGAGGGGGCGGAAGCGCCCCCTCCCTTTTATTAAATAGAATTTGCGTTTCCCGCCCGGATATGTTAAATTGTCCGGGTAGAGGACAACAGACCGGAGATAGTCCGGGCTTACCTTGAAAGGCTGAAAATTCCGGGGAGATCCGATCCTAAAAAATAACGGCATTTTGATTCCCAAAAATGAGAAGATTCTTAATTTTGAGAGGCCGAGTTTTTAATTTGATTTCCATCCGCTAAGTGTTAAAATGGGCGTGTTCAGAAATTTAACCCTTCCAACTATGATCACCGCCCGCTCATTCATCCTCGCAGGAAACGCAACCTTTACCGTCCGCTCGCGCAAGACGGGCGCTCGTTTCACGTATAAGGCTCGCCAACCTAAAGCTGACTCTCCCGTTTTCATCTCCCTTCTCAACGGGTCGGATAATGAAGATGACTTCACTTTCCTTGGAACTATCTTCAACGGGGAACGCTACGCGCACGGACGCAAGTCTAGTGTGGGTGCGGATGCTCCTAGCGCAGTTGCTTTTAATTGGCTTTGGAACAACATCGAGAAACTTCCGGACACGGTGGAGTTTTTCCATGAAGGATGTTGTGCTTGCTGCGGGCGGAAATTGACCACGCCAGAAAGCATAGAGTTAGGGGTCGGTCCAGAGTGCGCCAAGAAAATGTAAATAGATTCGCATTCACCGCCCGCTTTGTGATATAGTGTCATTGTTCAGAAACTCTAACCCTATTAAAACTATGTGTGAAGATGCACCTTGCTGCGGTTGCTGCGGAAATGAATTTGGAAGCCCGGAAGCCGACGAATTTTTCTTTCCAAGTGCGGAAGTCGAAAGTGATTTCGAGCCAGAAGAAAATGATGAGCCGGGGGACATGACGGACGTGGAGGCTGATGCGGACACGCTCGCAAGTGCCGGATACGGCACGGATGAGGACTACGGTTATTTCGGGGAAAATGAGGAATAGCCTTACAAGGGCGGGGAGAAATCCTCGCCCTTTTATTTTGTAATTAAAACTTGATTCCCCTCCCCGGATGTGATATTGTCTTCACATATCCAAAGGGCACCGGGAGCGCCAGAAAATCCTGAACGTCGGCAAAGTCCGGTGCGACCCGCAAGGGTGGCAGAGAATACCACTAAACCACTAAAAACATGAAAACACTGACACAATCGGAATTCGTCGCGTTGCTTGCCTCCCACAAAGGGGCGGCGTTCTTAGGGCTCGATACTCTAACGGACGCAAAGGCGAAAAAGACGGGAAACCCTTATGGCGTGATCCTCAAGCGTGCGCGTTGCGTTACTCAAACGGGAGTCGGCTACGAGGGGGCGGTGAATCGTCAAGGTGACAGGGAAGGGGTTGACGCTGAGTTCATCGCAGATCGTTTGCCATGGGGCGAATGGCTGGTGCCAAATAAGGTGATTACCCATAAGGGAAAGCTTTATCTGCGCACGCAAACGACGGTGGGAATGCGGCGGAAACGTCCGGCAATCGTTCGCTATCTCACGCCAAACGGTGAGAGGCTGACAAAGGAGAGTGTGAAGCCTTTCCTTCCAGAAAAGACGGGGAGTGCTAAGCAAGAGGCGCATGGAGTCACGGGTGAGGTTCAAGTGCGGGCAATCGCACTGGACAACGTGCTGAGGGTGCGAGTTAACGGGGAGACGGTTATTCTCAAAGGAGAATAATTAAGGGGAGGGAGGGGGAGGGGCGAAAGCCCCTCCCTTTTCTTTTGCCAGTCATTAGGTGTATTCTCATACTTGATAAATCAACGCTGAGCGGCTTTTAGGAGTCTTGAGGGTAAAGGGTGCGGGAGGATCAAAGACCTCTTAAATCGCCTACAAACGCCAAATGCCGACACTCGCAGAATGTCGGCACTATAGAGGAAAAAAGTCTCTCATAATTGAGAAAAAAAGTATTTAACGAAAAGATGAGCCGGGCGGTTGACATTTTAACGATCTGCCCTATAGTGAGGGGGTAATCAAGAAAGGCCGATAAGGAGATGGCAGAAATCTCCCCACAGTCCGCAAGGCGGGCACGACTCGAAAGGGTGGTGAGTTCAAAGAGATCTTTATGCTGACATCCTAGCGGGTGTCAGCGGGGAGGGGGAAACCTACTGCCAGTGCCTCAAGTGCTGCCACAATCGCTAGTGCATAACGCCTAGCCTTGTGAACGGTGAGAGACCCTAACCCATACCATGAATAACATTAATAAACTGATGGCCTGCCTTATCCTCTATCCACTAGCCGCGTTGTCCGTAATTGGCAACGTTGCTTTGTTCGGGGGGAAGGGCGGGATCGTTTGGGGCGTGATGCTTGCGGCCTGCATTGGCCTAGAGCTTGCGTTGCTTCTGCTCATCGGCATCGCCGCTAGAACCAAAAACGTCTTTACGTTTTGCCTAGCAGTCGCGCTGATGGTTGTCTCTATAAAGGGACAATATGCGGAAATGCTAACCAACGCTAACGGGCATGAATCGGACATTGTAAACGCGCGCGATGAGCAAGCGGACAATTCCGGAGCTATTAACGCTGCACGCGCTGAGCTTGCAACGTTGACAAGTGCTCTCGATAGCGAGCGGATGAGCAAATGGGGGCCGAAGTGCGATAAACTCGCAGCGCGTATTGATTCCGTGAAAGCGGACATTGCGAAGCTTGAGCAAAGCACGGTAGAGGCTAGGACGGTAGAGGCAAAGGCATCCCCTTTGCTTGTGTTGTGCGAGCGTTTCGGGCTACCCGAAGCGTTGACGCTTAACATAGATGCCGCCCTTGTCTTGCTTGTCTTGAACGCGGCGGGCTTCACATTGCTCTACTTCGCAAATAATTCCAAGCCAGTCGTGGCCGAAGTTAAAGCGGAGGTAAAGGCACCAGTGAAGCGCAAGGCACGGGCACGGGCAAAGAAGGACATCCCTCTTGCACTCCCTGCTAACGTGATTCGATTCCCTAAGCGAGCGAGCCTATACGATCCAGCAGGCTAGTTAAATCATGGGGGCAGGCACTCGCAAGAGTGCCTGCCTTATGTGGGCTGAATTTCGCGCCAGTGCCTAGGGCAAGCGCAACACAATTTGCATCTGCCTGATACTATCCAGCGAAAAGATAGTGAACCGAACCACTACGTGCATTGCCGTAGGGGAAGAATCGGGGGCGGATGCAGCTAATTAACCCGCAAGGGTTGCATGGGGGAAGTGGTAAAAAGGGGCGCGCCTTTGTGGTGGGGGCGCGTCCCGACCCCCTCATTAAAAAGAATTAAAAAGTGACGCCGCGCCCTTGCTATCTGTTAAATAGGGTGTATGCTGAGGCATCGCATCAAGCGAGACAAGATAACCTTCAGCCCCTACTACTACCATGATTATCACCTTGCCAGAAAAATGGACGTTTCATTCCTTTCACATGGGCGTCCCTATCCTCAAGCGCGCCAACGGTGGCACGTCATCCATAGGCGGATGGCTTACGATGGGCACGGGAGTAACTTCCCTTGCTCGCGCTAAGGCACTGATCGAGAGCGAGGGCGAATCCCTCCGAGCTATGTATGCCCGCAGGTGGGCAGAGAAGCTTGAGCGGAAGGCCGCTAAAGAAACCGCAAAGATCACCAACGAGCTACCCGCATACGCGGCGCTTGACTCGCGTGAGGCTTATGAGTAAAGGTAGGGAAAGGGAGGGGCGCAAGCCCCTCCCTTTTCTTTGCGTCAATGCGTCTCATATCTGCGTCTCATATTTGAGTGTTCCACATGGAACATTTAGAAGCGTGCCAAAGGCGATTCTCAAGCATTATCATTACTGAGAACGTTCGCACAAGTGAGTCGCAAGGGTGAGGGGTAGCCTATTTATGAAAAAATATGGAAAAAACTTTGCTCGGCAGGGGGCTGGGGACACCGTAACATACCCCGAATCAATCCTAAAACCAATGGAGTAGGGAGTTATCTTCTTGATTTGAAAGCGACTTGGTTATATATATATGACTAAATTTCATCAAAAAGGATTGCTAGAAACAAATTTTGCGTATAAAGTCTGTAATGCTTATAGGCAAAAAAACACTGTCAAGAATGTAAAGATAATCCGGTTGCGGGGCAATCATGGTGCTCCACATGCAAAACTACTTATATGAGAGTTTGGAGAGCGGGCAGTTAGTTCTTTTATTTTCGCGAACTACTAAAAATACTGGAGACGTAATTTTCGCATTACCTTCGTATCCAAACGGATTTCCTTCGTATTTAGTGCAACTTGGGCATACCATTTTCCCGTCCTTAGCATAAGGAAAGCCATTACGAAAAGAGTCTCCCATGTCATCCGTTGATTAAATCAATTAAATCATCCAGATTTTTAATCTGGCGCTGATGGGGCCAAGAGGCGGCTTTTGCTTCAAACTTTCGTTTTCCGGCCTCGTTTTCCCACAAATACCAATCTATCCATTTGTCTTTGTCGTCAAGTATTTCGACGGTTAATGCGACTAATTTATCGTGAGTATTCCACATCGCGCCTAACACCTCTGAATCTGGAGAAATTTCAAGTGGAGGGCTTGATAAAGAATCCGCGATTTTTCTAATTTCTAGAAAAGAGTCAACGCAATTTTGAAGTAGTTGTTTTGCCGTCATATTATAGTTTGAATATCCTCTCGTTTTTCCAGTTTATTTTCATCACGATTTCGTAAAGTTCGTCAGCCGCCCTGTTGAAAGACTCTTGTTCTACGGCGTAATAATCATCTCTGGATTTTGCATTTTGTAATTCTTGGTCTTCACTTATAAGTTTTAAGACTGCTCCCGCCAACCTTTCGGCCCTTGGATTTGCTGGTTTGATTTTATCATGCGTAAACTCCATACTTTTTCTTAGATTTGAGAATGTTTAAAGTTCTTTTTAGTTGTTCGCCCGTCCTGAACAAGTCCTCGAAAATACACATTTGCCCCCTTCTTCGAGTTTCCGCGCAATTAGAACATTCGCCGTCAATCAAAACCCCGCAATGCCCGTCTTTGGCTTCACAAGTTTTACATATATTCCACTTCATAGGAGAATATAGCAAAGATCCGGGGGGAGTCAACTAATCTTCCACGAAACCCGTTCCATCGCAGTGCGGGCATGGCCCTTTTATTTCGCCGCACGATTCACACTCTTTCATTGGCTCCCATAAAACCTTACCATCTTGGCAAAGAGGATGATCTGGATGATACCAGTATGGCCCGCCCGGACTTTCGTATTTGATAAGTTCGGGAATATTCATTTTAATTAGTTTAATTTTCATTGCTCTTTCTCTCCTGTATCGTCAACTTTTCCTCACCTTTTAAAAACTTCCTTGGATTCCCGCACATAGAGCAAGAGCACGGGACTTTTGTATCCCGTAATTTATGGGCGCGTTTTTCTACGTCTTTAAATCCTTGAATCTTGGCAATTCTTCTACCTTTTTCAAGAGATTTTTCGGATTGTTTTCTATTATAGTCTTTGGCCATACTTACTTCTCCACAAAAAAACTCTCAGCTTTACCCATGGCTTCCCTAGCTTTATTTACCTTTTCCAAAGAAATAGTCGGGTAATCAAGTCTAACCGCTAGACGATTGTGACTATCAATTTCTTGAATTAATTCGTGTATATGCCAACGAAGCGGGTTTAAGACTTCAAGAGCATTACAATACCACACTTGATTTTTCTGTAAAATTTGTTGAAGAGTCATACCTTAAAATGAACTTTGATTTCCCCAAAAGATTTAAATTCGCGGGCGAAACCCCAAACATTAGTTCCGAAATAAGTAACAACCGAACCCTTACTTACACCATTAACAGGTTTTCCATCGGAGTCAAGGTAATTAGTTCTAGGCGAAAGGAAACATTGTGGGAATCTCATGAGCGGCTGAAACCAACTTTCACTCGTGGAGGCAAAGCAAATAGAACAGGCTTCTTTGACGTTTCCTGTTACATATTCATTAACTAATTTATTAATCCACCCGGCATTACCCGGATAGTCCTTAATTTGATGCCAGCCGCGCTTTGCGCAAAGTTTTTTGTTACATGGCTTACCCGTAACAATAGGATCGCAGGCATTCTCGGCAATCCCAAACGGATGGTTCATAAAAATACGACCTTGCCATGGGAGAGACAAGCCATCGTCATCTTTGGTATAAATTTTAGCGGCCTTAACGATTTCATTGGCCTCAAGACAAGAGGCGGGGTCCAAGTCAATAGAGCCCATTACTCTTCTGGCTGCTTCTATGATAGCCAGTGGAGTAAAATATTCTGTATTTCCACTTGTGGAATTTATAAGCTCGTGATTTTCCATTACTTGAGAGTTTTAATTCTATTTTCTAGATCGACAACACTTCTTTTCGCGCTTTCAAGACCTCTTTTCGCTCGATCCAAAAGATGAGCAACAGCCTGTTTTCTGGTGCGCCAATAACGATCATAACCGCTAACTTTTAGCGTGCTTCGACTTTCAGCCTGAGAACTTTCGGAAACGATCTTGATAAACTTGTCTGTTTCTGCGCAAACTTGAACTTCTTTAATTTCCCAGTCGTAGGAACTTCCTGTTTTATACCAAGTCGCAGTCTCTCCGGGAAAGAATTCGTCCGCATGAGTTTTGCAGTAGAGTTTTTCTGGACCATGGCCGGGACTCCTACCGCATTGAGCGGGCAAAGCGCCTCTTCCGGTAGTCATAATATGAGCGGCACAACACTTTTCATTAAACGGATTACCTTTGGGGTGTCCCGCCCAACATCCATACCTTTCTAGTTTGGCCTCTTCTTTGGTTTTGGGTAAGTCTTTCATAATCTGACGGTAAAAGCGTTCTCAATATCCTTCTGAAACTCAACGCCCTTTGTATTTTTAAATCTTCTTAATTTTGGTATTTTAACCAACCAGTCTTCCGGAATTACCAATTTATCTCCAAGGTCCAAGTTACATCCATTAACTTTTGCTAATTCTTTAAAAGGATTCGGGTTAATCAGCCCCCAAAGTTCGGACATTTCATCGTAGGTGGCTTCGGTCGTCATGTTTTATTTCCGACTGTTTGAATAACAATTCCCAGCCATTCCAGAAAGCTTTTCGTGATGCCTAATAAAACCATCTAAAAAGTATTCAATTTGTGCGGTGACTCCATAGCGCCAGTTCTTAAGTAAATGAATATAAACCGGGAAAAGCCAGAAGGCATTATAAATCAAGACGGAAAGTATCCCCAAATTGGCGGGCCAACGGAAACTTTCAACGATTGCTCGTGTAATAGGGTTCATGGAAATATGGGAACTTTTGGATTCGGCTTATCTTGGAATTAATAAAAATCAGGTTTACGTCAACGGTAGGAAAATTGAGGGGCGGTTTAAATATAACGAAATCATTTCTTTGTTTTCGGCGGATTTGGAAGTCTTCAAAGATATTTTAAAAGTTTACCCGCAAAAGACCTACAAAGTCAGCGGCGGACACAAACTAACATACACCTCAAGAAAGGCAAGCGAAATTCTTCGCAAATTCTTACCCAACCTAAAAAGAAATAAAGAACGGGCGGAAATCATCCTAAAACTAACAAAAGACAAGTCTCTTTCTAAGACTCACGCACCGTTTGAGCGAATGAAGCGCCGGGAAGCCATCAAAAAAGAATTAGAAAAACAAGTCAAGGAGTAGCATTAGCAAAATCCAAAGCATCGTAATTAAAGCGCCGATTGGTCCTATAAAAAAGAGGGCCGCGCCTATAACTTCCAGAATATTCGCGATTGTCAGAGTTCTTGGACTGTCTGTTGTTCTGATCTCAAATTCCCGGAGATAATTATCAAATTTAACCTGACCTATTTTAAACCAAAGTGACGAGATCGCTAATACTGTCGCAAAAAAATACCAATTCATGTTATGTCCAAAAGTAACCCCTATATTCTACCATTTTCGTGAGGATTTTTGTTTTCATTTCTTCTAACTCTTTATTCCACGCCCAATAATCGGGAGATTGGGGGTTCCTGTATAGATTTTCTTCAATCGCGGGGATTTCGACCATAATCTTCAGAAAAGAGTCTTGAAGCCAGTCGTAAAACTCTACGTGATTGGGATCTGAGGCCCAATCAATACATGAATTTTTTGCTTCATGATGAAATGCTTTGATTATTTCAAAATTTACATCCTCAATTGTCGCGGTCAGGTCTTTCCATTGTCGCGGGATTTGGCGGCGGATATCTCCGTGAGGATTGTCAATTAAATTCTGAAGTCTGTGCCAGAGACTTCTCAGCGTTCTTATTCTAAAATAATAGGGAATCCGATTTCTGAAAAAATCTTGAATCGGATACTTTTTTACCATAAAGTCACAAAAATCAAGATACTCCCAGAAGTCCAAATTCGGCGGATCTTTATAAAATCCAAAAGATTCCCGCTCACTCTTCGGGAGGTTTTTGTATTCCTCCATCGTTTTTACTTCCGATAGTTTCATGACATTTGGTATGCTAAAGGTTTGATCACGGCGGGCTTCATCGGTTTCTTCCAAGGTATCCAGCCGAAAAGTCTTACTCCCGCCCACATGACTTGGGCTTTCCATTCTTTGACACCAGCATTTAACATAACTCCTCTAAAAATATTATCAGAGTCCTCTCGGCTGAAAACGAGGTGCCTGAATAGAAAATCATTAATGCGAAGGAATCCTTTGTTTATATAAAGCCAGTCGTGAACTACAACACCGGGTCTATACAAACCATCGGGCGGAAAGAAACACCATAGTAGTCTAGGAACACTCGCCCCGTCAAAAATAAATCCACAAGGGATGTTGATTTTAATACCTACGTATTCTACGGACCAATCGGCGGCAAGTTGATACAAATCTTTCCCATCTTCAAAAATAGGGATGATGTTTGGCTGGGTAACAGAACCGACTTTTAATTTGGGAGTTTCCGCCCAAAGGGAGAATGATTTGGAAGCCGGATTTAACATCTAGCTAAAAATTGGGTATTTGGTGGTAAAACTGGTTTCGGGGGCGCGCCATCGTGAATCGCCTGAAGCTCTCCGGTCGGATCTGGCATTGAAGGATCAATCTCATGTTTAAACACGAGGGTAAGATGGTTCCGGATAATAGCGGCCTGTTTGTCGTTAATGTAGGGCTCGCCTTGGATTTCAAAAAAACCTTGCAGCCAATAGCAGAAATCGCGGGATGTCATAAATAATAATTTGCTAATTTTTCGTAAATCAAGTCTAAATTACAACTATAAAAGCTGCTAGTATGAATTGAGTTAATTTCAAGAAGCTTGAAGATTCCATTACTCTCACAAATGTCAATGACAAAATTCGGGAAGTTCGCAAAAAAGTCATTCTTTATTACTTCCTCTGCTAAGCCCCACGCTTCTTGAACGTAAGGCCCGTCTTTCCTTTCGTCAAGCTCTAAATATAAACAACCATCAACAATTTTGCCGTCAATTACTATAAACCTGTATTCCTTTTCCACCTTCTGAACCGGGGAAATCTGGCAGATTGTGTGCGGCGAATAGTTTTTTTGAACCAAATGGTTGAACTCGTTAGTAAACTTTTCCTTGGTGAAAACTTGCCCGGAAAACTCTTTAAAACCTTTGACGGGCCTTATAAAAACTGGAAAGAATTCCTCCGAACCTTTTAAAAGTGTTTCCGCGTCCAGAAAAAAGTATTTATTATTTAGCGCGAATTTTTTAAGGGCCGGGAGCCATTCGAGGCAATTGAATTTAACATCGTCTTCAATGATTCCGTGAAGTCTTCTTAGTCTAGCTTTGAGCCCAAAAGATCCCCGCCAGAAGTCGGGTTTTTCCTTACCCTCATAAAACAGTGAATTGCTACAAGTAGAAACTTTAAAATACTTTTCCGCCGCTTTCGCGCTATTTGTTTTCTCTTCGTCGTCCTCCCAAAAGACGCCGTTTTCAATTAAAATGTGTTTCATGCAAATTTTTTAAGCATCAGAGCGGAAGCTTCCTTTCCCACATTTTCGATTTTATTATAAAAACTCAACGGCTTCAACTTGCTCGGGCACTCTTCCCAACAATCAATATACACGGCGGACGGCCATTTTCTGAATTTTTCAAAAAGAATGTAAGAGAACAAGTAGGCGTTGGCCATTTTAACATACTTGTCCAACTCCACCGGCAGTTTGTATTTCTTTACGAGTCTTACGGCTCTTTTCTCACAGTTTAACTCCATTTCTTGAATCTTCCTACGGAAAAGCCTTACTTGATACTTGGGATATTCCCTACCTTTTAACCATTGATTAAATCCATCTACCCCGTTCAACCAATCTTTCCATTTGGGGACATTTTCTATAAATTGTAGAAAGTGGCAATACTCATGGAGAAAAACGTCGAAAAATGTAGGGTCTTCCGCCGCAACACAGAACTCTCTCGCGGGGTCATCGGCCAAAAGATACCCGGCGCATCCGTTTATGTTTCGTTTTTGAATAATCTTGACTGAAAAATTGTAGGTCAAAAGATTATTGACGCACATTCCGATGAATTTTTCTTTAGTCACGACTGGGATATTTACACCAGAACTCGAATCAAAGCGCGGGAATTAATTTGGTTTTTAGTGTAATAAAGAGCATGACAAAAACCTGTCGTGGTTGTCGCGGTGAGAAAAATTGCAATGAATTTTATAGGGCGAAGTGGGCTCGCGATGGATACGACGATCTTTGCCGGGTTTGTAAGAGCGACGAGTCAAAAAGATACTACCGGGAGGCGGAGCAGGAAATAATTCTAAAAGTTCTATCTTGGCAGTTTGATAATTTTGAGAAAGTTCAGGGTTATAAGAGGAAATATAAATTAAAGAAAAAATATGAAAAAAACAACGGGGAAACAACTATACAGCGCAAAAGGGGAAGACCTCCTAAATGCGAAAAAGAACAGGAAGTCGGAAGCCAAAGCTAGCAAACCCTTCAAGTTCGAAGCACATGGCCAAAAGAATCATTAAAGATAAATCTCCGAAAGTCCCCCAAAAAGATAAGATAGATTTTGATTTAAAGATAAGAGAGAGAACGGATTTAACAGAGAAGCAAAAGCTGATATTGGATACGTCCATAGATAAGGGGACAAAATGTGTTTTCATTGACGGCATTTATGGGAGCACAAAGACTTGGTGCTGCGTCCTAACCGCCCTTAAATTATTGAACTCTAAAAAGTGCGACCGGCTCCTATACCTAAGAAATCCCGTCGAGAGTTCAACCACTGGTAAGATAGGCTTTTTAAAAGGAGAGGCCGCTGAAAAGATGTCTCCGTATGAGCAACCTCTATTGCAGAAATTAGACGAATTTCTCAGCGAGGGCGAAATCAAAAGATTAAGAGATGATGGTAGATTTGAGTGTATGCCCATTGGGTTCGTTAGGGGGCATTCTTGGAATTGTAAGTGTGTTATTGTTGATGAGGCGGCGAGCCTCACCAAAGACGATATTATCTTGCTAATGAGTCGGGTCGGAGAGTTCACAAAAATTTTCTTTATCGGCGACTCACGGAATCAGAATGATATAGGTAGCAAGTCCGGGTTTAGACATATGTTCGACCTATTTAATGATGAAGAAAGCAAACAAAATGGGGTGTTTTGTTTTGAAATGAAAGATGCCGCTGACATATTAAGATCTGCTTTTGTAAGGTTTGTAATGACTAAGATTATGAATATTTCGTGATATTATCATAAAAGATTAAAACTTTTTAAGAAAAAATAGTAAAATAAAGTGTAACGAATTAACGCCGCACTTTGACTAAGCCTAACTTTGAAAGCCAGCTTCCAGTAATCAATAGTATTCTGGACAAAAGAAGAAAAAAATGGAGCCTTAATTTTCTGGCTGATATGGACTACGAAGACGTATGCCAGATTATCCGGCTTCATATTTTTAAAAAATGGGATCAGTTTGATGAGTCCAAACCAATTGAAAATTGGATAAACTCGATCATAACCCATCAGATAACCAATCTGATAAGGAATAACTATCTGGTAATGGCCCCGCCATGTGTCAAATGCACCATGAACCAAGGCGGCGACCTTTGTGGGTTTACCAAATCGGGCGAACAATGCTCTGAATGTCCCCTCTACAGGAAGTGGGAGAAGAACAAGAAGCACGGCTACAGGATGAAATTCGCCGTTTCATTGGATGGACACAGCGACGATGATGATGAGAAAAGAGTTCAGGTAAGTTCTGATAGTAATTTGGATATGGACCATTGTGTTGATAAATTCCACGAGGCCATGAGGGACAGACTCCCCCCGGATTTATTGGTTGTTTATAACAGTCTTTATGTGGAGCACATGAGCGAGGATGCCTTGGCCCGCAAACTTGGTTTAACTTCTAAAACCAGCGGGAAATTAGGATACAAGCAGATTTACAGCTTCAAGCAGAAAATTCTAGTTATCGCAAAACAGTTATCAAAAGAGGAAACATTTGTGTAATGGCCGCGAAATCAATTTGGGTTACGTTTAACGAGCACGATTTTCAACTAAACGAGGAGCAACAAAACTTCGTTGAGGAGAATTGGAGCAAATTTTCCCTGACAGAGTTAGCCCGGAAGATACATAATGATGAAACCATTGGTGATAGGGACGCCAGAACCAAAAACATCAAGCTGTTCATTGTTAAATTAAAGAACAATTACCGCCCGGACTTAACCGAAGAACAGAAGCAATTCATCCATGCCAACGCTGGAAAGATTGGTCCTTTGGAAATCGCAAAGGCTGTTTTTAAAAACAATAGTCTGAAGCCTTTAAATAATGAAGCCCGGTTGGTTGATAAATACATCAAGGTTTTCAATTTAAAAGATACCGCCCCAGAATCATTTCAAGAAAAGCACATCCCGCCGAGAGCACTCAGTAGATTAATAGCTAAAGTCAATAAGTCAAAGCCGGATATCAAGTTAAAAGAAGAGAGTCTTAGCGGCGCTCACAGGAAGTATTTAGAACAGTTGGATGATTATTTGAATAGCCCCCGATTCCTTGCGACTTTCGGCGCTTTAAGGAGGGAAGACGAAAAGGATCTTTTTGAGGCGGCTTTTATCGAAGGTGTTTATGGTAAGGATTTAAATTCGGAAGATAGCAATATGTATATCTCTCTTTGCTCTGATTATGTTTTACAAAAACAGATTAAAGCTCAGTTGGAAATGTTGAATGATGAGCTTGTTTCTTCAGTGGAAGATGAGGACAAGAATATTAAAATAGCTTTGACGGAAGCGTTCGGCAAGAAATCCACAGAATACAACGACTGTTGCAAAAGAATCCAGAACCTTCAAAGCGCCCTAACAACAAATCGTTCTAAAAGGGCGGATAGTCAAGCAGCTTTAAACTCTTCTTTGGTGGGGCTTGTTGAGGCTTGGAAAAACGAAGAACAGAGAAAGCGGATGCTTTTAATTGCCCAAGCTAGAGAGGCCGAAGTTTCGAAGGAAATAGACCATCTTGAGTCCGCCCCGGAATATATAGCTAAAATTTTGGGAGTGAGAAGGGGGGAAATCGCCCGTGTTTGAATGTAATCTCTGTCATTGCTCCTTCTTATCCGAAAAAGGGCTTCACTCTCATTTAACAAGAAAAGAGAAGATCCTTAAATCGGATTATTATCATACTTTCTATCCAAGAGTTGACCTATATACCAAGCAACTTTTAAAGTTCAAAGATCGAGAGCAATATTTTAATTCCTTTTTCAATTCAAAGGACAATCTGGTTAATTGGTTTAGGGAAAATTATAATACGAGCGAGGCGAAGCAAATCGCGCTGGAAATTTTGAGATACAGAAAAGAGTCTAAAAATTTAGTTTTCGCGCCTTCGCAGGTTGAGTTAAGAACAATTGACTCCCCGACGATCTTGGGGTTGGAAAAGATTTACGGCTCTTACGACGCCCCTTGCGTGACTTTAAACCTGAAGCGAAGGTTTGGTTACGGCGATATTAAGTTATTGCCCGCGAAAAAGATCAAAGTTATCATTGATACCCGCGAACAAGATCCAATGCCCTTTGAAAACTCAAAAGTTCAGAAGATAGACGTGGGCGATTATACGGCGGGAGATCCAGACTATTCGGACGTTCATATCGAAAGAAAGTCTCAGTCAGATTTCTTCGGGACATTTTACAGCCCGCAAAACTTCGAAAGATTCATCAAGGAAATCGAAAGGGCTAAAGAATTCGGGGTTTATTTAATAGTTGTGGTGGAGAGGGGTATTGATAATTGCCTTAATTACAAGTCGTTTTTTACCAAAGACGAAAATGTTACAAACCACACCTTTTACAACGTAAGGCAAGTAATGCAGAAATACGACAACTGCCAGTTTGTATTTTGCAGAAACCGGGATTTGGCCCGCGAAATGATTTTAACGATTCTGTCTCAAGGAGAGTCGGCAAAAAAACTAGATTGGCAATATCTGGTTGATAAAAGGATAATCTAATGTGGGAGCCCGGACCAAACTATAACTTCCCGATTATAAACGTCAATGAAGAATTGATGAAGTTAAAAGGGACTCTTGAGGACGAAGAGGCGAAAGTAACTTTCGTTAAATTTTTAGAGGCTAATCCTAATTTCGCGGCATCATTATTATTTGGCGTGGAGTTATATCCGATTCAGGATATAGCATTAAAAATGATGTTCAAGCGCGATTTCGTATTAAATATCTGGAGTCGCGGATTTGGAAAGTGCATAGAAGAAAACTCTTTATTATTCACAGATAAGGGTATTAAAAAAATAAAAGATGTCGAAGTTGGAGGTAAAGTTCTTGCGGAAGAATCCGAGCAATTAGTTTTAAATAAATGGGAGAATCCAATCTCAGATGGTTTTAAAGTTACCACCTCCAAAGGAACCATTTTCTCCGCCATAAAAGGGCATAGGTCGCTAACCCTCGATCATAATATCGGTAAATTAGTCTATAAAAATATAGAGGATTTGAAAGTCGGGGATTATTTAGTGGGTAAAATTGGGGGTAATTTGTGGGGGAAAGAGACGATCTTAGATAAAATCAGAGATTGGCTTTACACCAATCCCGAATATTTACCGAGCGGATTCGACATAAATAAAATTTCCGCGACAGATTTTTGTTATTTTCTTGGGGTATTGCTTGGAGATGGGTATTTTGATCCAAAAACCAGAAGAATCTCAATAACATCCGCCGACTCAGAGATAATAAATTCAATGCAAAGTGTCGCGGCGAGCATGGGCGTTCAATTCAAAGAGATATATCAAGACCGGATAGCTAGCGAACTAAGATGTGACCGAAAATTCATTATAGACTTATTATTACATTTGGGTTTTACTAAAAAATTAGCCCACCAAAAGAATATCCCGGATTGCCTTCTTTCGCTGAATAAAGAAGAGTTGGGTGCTATTTTGAGCGGCCTGTTTGATACTGACGGAACTGTTACAACATTAAAACGCTTCTCTGCGTCGATAACCTCTTCTTCAAAAGAGATGTGCGACACTATAAGACTATTAATGTCGAATTTCGGAATCGAATCGACTTTAGCTAAAGATTTCGACGGTGGGCCAATGAATTTCCCGAACGGAAAGGTTTATAATTGTAGGCCAGCTTGGAGTATAACGTTTGCTGGATATAATGCCGCCAAATCATTTAGCGAAAATATCAATTTTAGACTAACTAGAAAAAGGAATAGACTTGATTTATACTTAAACTGCCTACAAGTAAAATTCAAACAAATTCTAATCCCCAAAATGGGAGCCTTTTTAAAGAAGGTTCAGGGGGTGTATCCGAATCTAACGAAAAATAAATTAGGCACTGATTTGAAAAATCCAGAACGGAATCGCCATGCGTTTCCAAGCCTAGGAGAGCACTTGTCCGAAAATAGAGCGGAACAAATCTCGGAATATCTAACTTCTTGGGAGAAGGATACTGTAGATAGAACGCTGAAAAACAAACTCATTTATGAAGAGATAAAGGCGATTGAACCCCTACAAGTCAAAACTTACGATATTACGGTTGATAAAGAAGAGTGTTATGTCGCAAACGGGTTGATTCATCATAACAGCACAATTGCTGCTATTTTCATCGGACTTTATGCCATTTTTAATCCGGGCGTCAAGATAGGAATCTGTTCTAAAACCGCTAGACAAAGCCGCGCAGTATTCAAACAGCTTGAGGACTTCTGTAACGATCCTAAGAATACGTTCTTCAGAAAGTGCGTCAAAAGCATCAAGAAAGATCCCGACGCATGGGTGATGGAAATAGGAAGATCTAGAATCTTCGCTCTTCCGTTAGGTGATGCTGGTAGAATTCGCGGCTATCGTTTCAACGTGATGGTTATTGACGAACTTCTTTTGCTTTCGGCGGAAGTTATCAACGAAGTTATCAGACCGTTCTTGGCGGTAAACTTTGATCCCGTAGAAAGGCAAAAATTCCTAGACGCCTCCGAAATCTTATTGAGAGAAGGCAAGGTTACAAGGGAAGAATTAGCTCATTTTAAGTTTTCCGGCCAGAAACTAATAGGTTTGAGTTCCGCAAGCTACACCTTTGAGTTTTTATACAAAATGCTTCAGGATTACGAGAAGAGAATCCTGATTCCCTCAGTCGATCAAACTGAGGATATTTCCCACGCTGTTATGCAGCTTTCTTACAAAGTCGCTCCCAGAGGGCTTCTAAACGAGAAGCAAATCAAGGAAGCTAAAGATGCTTCTTCCGCCGCGCAGTTCGCCAGAGAGTTTGAGTCTCAATTTACTGACGATTCGGCGGGGTTCTTTGCCATTAGAAAACTAGAAGAGGCCACATTCCCAGTCGGCGGTGAAATTTGCACCAGAATTTACGGGAATAAAGATAAAAAATATGTTTTGTCTATTGATCCCAACTATTCGGACTCAGAACTAAGCGATCATTTCGCGATGTGCCTTTTAGAATTAAATGAAAAGGAAAGAAAAGCGACGATGGTTCACGGTTACGCTCTTTCAAAAAGCAACACCGCCGCAAGAGCCTTTTATATCAAATACCTATTAAAACATTTTAACATTGTTTACGTCGCTTATGACAACGCCGGGGGCTCCCGCTTCTTAAGTGATATTAACGACATGCCATTGTTTAAAGATGACGGATTACAGTTGGTGGATTTTGAGGCTGATTTTGAAAACTTGGACTACAAAGAGGGACTTAAAAATTCCAAAAAATCTTATGATTTAACCAAAAATAAAATATGCCACGCTATTATTTTTAATAAAGGAGAGTGGATTCGGGCGGCGAACGAGTATTTACAAGCTTGTATTGAACATAAAAGAATCACTTTCGCGGGGACGCCGGGGGAAAAGGAATTCGACGCGCAAAAAAGTGCTAAAATTCCAATCGCCGAACTCATGTATGACGACTCCCTTATGTCGGTAGAGGAAGGAAAACTTGTGGATTTTATTGAGCATCAGGACTTCATAATTAAATTGACCAAAACTGAGTGTGCCACCATTCAGGTTTCTACGAGTGCGAACGGACGCCAAGTTTTTGACTTGCCAGATAATTTGAAAAGACTCAATACCCCGGATCGCCCAAGAAAAGACTCTTACACTGCCCTGCTTTTGGCTAATTGGGGGGTAAAATGTTATTTTGACATGATGGACGTGGAAGTGAAAAGGGAAGCCTTCGTTCCATTTGGTTACGATTAAAAGCATTTTGCTAACAGGAAAAGTGTATTTAGTGGCAGAAAATGGCCATTAAAAGGACTCAGAAGAAGGAAATGTTTGTTGCTCAAGCTTCGGGCAATGGGACAAGAACGGGTTATAGAAACCGCTCTAGTAATGCTGTCGGTATCAAGGAACAGCTTTGCAATATCAACGAGGGGATACTTCCTTTCCAAAGCACAAACGGGGAAATTTCAGTCAGGGATGCTATTCTTTTAACCCAAAAGGCTTATTTTAATGTATCGGCGTTCAGGAATACGATTGACGTTCAATCGGAATTCGCGAATTGCAAACTACATTTTACTGGGGCTTCCGCGAGAAGTCGCAATTTTTACGAGGCTTGGTATAAGAAAATCAACGGCCCAAAACTTCAAGATCAATACTTCAGAGAATATTATAGATCTTCTTGTTTTTATACTTATAAGACTTTTTACACAATCGGGCCAGAAGATTTAAAGAAATTAAAAGATGAATATGGTGGCTCGGAAGTCCCCAGCGATCTCTTGGGTAAAAAAATTCCTCTTAGATATGTCGTTCTAAATCCGGCTGATATTACTTATCCCGAATCATTCAATCTTTCGAACGGCGGGATTTATTCAAAGATTCTAACTGGTTTTGAATTAGAAAAACTAAGAAAGCCTACGACCCTAGAAGAAAAACGCTTTTTAGCCTCCCTTCCGGCAGAAACAAGAACTCAAATTAAATCTGGCGGGTGCCCTTCGGTGCCTTTGGATGCTACTAGATTCGGGGCGGTATTCGCAAAAAAGCAGGATTACGAACCCTTTGCCGTTCCAATTTATTATCCGGTCTTATTCGATATTAACCTTAAACTCGAATTTAAAAAGGCCGAAATAGCCGTAGCTAAGACAATTGATTATCTTGTTTTAATGGTAACTTTCGGAGACAAGGAGATTGGAATTGATCCGAAGGTCGGGGACGCTTTAAAGACTTTGTTCAGCCGGGAGTCGGTTTCCAGAGTTGTTGTTTCCGATTATACCACTAAGGCCGAATTCATCATTCCAGATCTTAATAAGATACTAGGACCGGATAAATACGAAGTTGTCAACAGGGACATCGCCAACGGGTTGATGAACATCTTTTTTGAGGATCAGAAGTTCGCCAGCGGACTTATTAAAACTAAAATTTTCCTTGAAAGATTAAATGAGGCTCAAAGAACCTACGTTCAAGACTTCCTCGTTCCCGAAATGGAATTAATAGCCAATGAGCTTGGTTTTAGAGAGGTTCCCGTTCCTGAGTTTGAGAAGGTTAGTCTTGAGGACGAAGCTCAAGTTCAAAAAGTTTATACGCGGTTAGTTGAATTAGGTTTACTAACTCCGGACGAGTTCTTTGAAGTTAATAAGACCGGCATGATGCCGAACAAAGAGGGTTCCCTTGAATCCCAGAAAGAATTCAAGAAGCTTAAAGACGATGGGCTCTACGCCCCGCTAATCGGGGGATCAACGCCAGATGAGGCCGGAAGGCCGAATGGAACGAAAGCCCCTCAGACGACAAAGAAAGTCTCCCCGCAAAAGGGGATTGGTTACGATTTTAATAAAATTAAATCTATTTCCCACGACATTTCAAAAATCAATGAAATGGTTGAGGATGAATTTAAAAAGAGAAAGGGTTTAAAAAGAATCAGTGAAAAGAACAAAGCGGTAGCTTTCGAATTCACCAAGAAAATCATTTCCGGCCAAAGTAAGCAAGATTGGGAATCTTCTGTCGCCTTGGCTTTCGATGGAGTTTTAAAAGATGATTTAGAAGTCGTAGAGGCCGTTTCGAATCTCCAAGCGGAGCACGATTTGGATTCCGTTGCCGCAACAATATTACTAAACAGTAAAAATGAGCTTGATACGACTGAAACAAATTAATACCGGCGAACTCGCGGACTTTTTTGATTCTCTGTATAGCGGAGATCAGAACCAAAACGAAATCGATCTCCTTTTTATTGGTGGATTGGCTAGCGGCACGTCCGGGAATCTCAACACGCTTTCGGGTAGAGTTGAAGCTATTGCTGTTGATTTAGGCGTGACTTCTGGAATTATTTTTGATTATAAAAATCGTGTAGATGAGCTATCCGGGGATATAAGTCAGATAATTTTCGACTTCGATACCCTTTCGGGGGATTTAGATGATATTAATCTTAGTCTTAGCGGTAGAATAACCACTTTAAGCGGAGACTTGGCGACTTTAAATAGTGAAGTTGATTCTTTAACCAATAACATTCTTGAAAATTTTTCGGGGGTATCTCCCTTCGTAATGGGTTTAAGTAGTGGAACTGGAGTCGCGGAAGTAATTTCCGTTGGACGTGGTTTATCACTATCTGGCAATATTCTAGGCGTTAGAGCGGGGAACGTTCTTGGACAATGGATGGAGCAAGTTGACACAGAATTTATTATAAGTGGGCAAACGGCGACAAATCAAATTGATTATCTAGCCACCGGATTATCTGTAACGTCAGGGGTAGAGGTTATAACATGTAACTATACTCCGCTGCTATCAAACAGCACTTTATGGGTTGATTTCAACGGGATTGTCTCGGCTGGGACTCAAAGCGGCGTAATGACAAGTGCTTTATTTTTAACAAGCCCCACGACAGGATCTCTTGCCGCCTCCGCCGTTCACGTCGCAAACGAAAATTTCCTTCACGAAACCCGACTCAGATACAAGTATTTAAATGCTTCTACTACAGAAAAGACTTTTAGTGTTCGTTGCGGGCCGTCTTCCGCGATTACCGGATATGTCAATAGAAATGACAATTCAATACTTGGCGGGTATAATTATATTACTCTTTCCGTAACAGAAATTGCCAACTAAAAAGGTGTATTAAGGGTTATGTTAGAGAAAATTAAAAAACTCTTGGGCGGAGATAGCTGGCCTACTACTGTGTGGGGCGGACTTGCCGTTTTGGTGGCAACCGTCGCTTATAGCCCCGAAATGATAGATTTCCTTCCCGATAAGGCGGAAGGTTATATTGTGGGAGCTTGCAAACTTATGGCCGCAGCTTTCGGGCTCAAGGCTTTCCAATTGACCGCCGCTCAAACGCTAATTGATAAAAAGGCGGAAACTGCTGAGAGAAAAGAGATTAAAACCTTGGTGAGTCGCAGACCCACTAAAAAAACCAAATGACCGCCAAAATTCTTTTAGCTTTATTTTCCATTTTGGAGGTTGTAAAACTATACTTCTCCAAGAAGAAAGACGAGGCGGAGAATGTCAAGGCGAAACTTGACGTAGATTTCCAGTCCGAAGTGGAGTTAACCGCTGCCAAAGCAGAAAAACCGGAGACAAAAGATGAGTCAATCAAGAAAATGCGCGAATTTCTGGCTGAGTAGCCTTTGTTTATTTTTCATAGTCTCCTGCGTTAATATTAAACCATCCCTAAAGGATGAGACACCGAAACAAGAAATCGTTGATAAAGTTGCCAGTTGGGACGAAAACTCTCAAAATTCCGGGGTGATAAACTTTATTCCTGAAGAGGGCTGGTTGATTACCCCACACGCCGCGAATAGATATATTTCATTGTCCGAAAAATTCGGGGGTATGTTCACTCCGAAACTTTTAACCGGAGAAGGTTTGGTAGAGAAGGGTGATAATTTTATATTACCACAAAGTTACATGGTTAAATTTGCGGTAATGAACCGGGAAAATAAAAAGTCATGATCTCCCCCGAAAAGAAAAGTAAAATCATTAAAGTCGTCAATGTCGCCGAAATGGGATCTGAGGATGTTAAATATGGCGATGTTTATGTTTACCCCGATGGCCCGAATGGAGTTCGACAATTGACTCTAGCCACTGGATTTACGGAATACGGCGGGGCTCTCAAGAAGGTAATGGAAAAGTATGTCGCCAAAAAAGGTGTTTTCTCTAACTTCTTTAAAGAGTTTCTTGGTTCACCCGGACCTACGCTTAAAACTTCGCCAGTTCTGGCAACTACCAAGGGAGTTTTATTGATAGATTATCTTAAAAAAGCCGGAAAGGAAAAGGTTATGCAAGAGGCTCAGGATGAAGTTCGCGATGAGTCTTATTGGGAGCCTGCTAAAAAATTCTTTATTGATAACGGATTTACACTACCCCTTTCGATGCTCGTTATTTACGATTCGTTCATACATTCAGGAAGTATCCCAAAATTTTTAAGAAACAGATTCTCAGAAAAGACTCCTAAAAATGGGGGCGACGAAAAAGAGTGGATCAAAGCTTATCTTAAAACAAGACATCTTTGGTTGCAAAATCACTCCCGTAAGATTTTAAGAAATACCATCTACCGGACTTCCAGTTATCTCGAATCAATCGCCAAAAATGATTGGGATCTTCAAAAGCCCGTTAAAATGAACGGTAAAACAATTTCCTAAAGGTGTATAAGGGATTTATGGGATTCACTCCAAAGTTCAAAAGTCGCTTTAATGTAATAGCGAAAGTTTCAAAACCTACCGAAGAGCAAAGGGGTAAATTCCGCGAAGCTTTGGCGTCAGAACATCTCAAAAAGATGCTCCCCCAAATAGACTGTGCTAAAAACCCAGACGTTCTCCCTATTTCTTTTGATACTGCCGTTGTTAATTTAGTTAACTCTAATGATGATGGAGTATTAACCGCAGAAGCAAAGCTTGTCAATCCGCTTTTTGTTTATAAACCGATCAACATAGAACATGATCGTTGTAATACCGTGGGTTGCATTCTATCCCACGGTTATTCTATTTTTGGCTCAAGTGACGAGTTAAAAGAAGATGAGTTGCCGGAAGACGAGCCATTTAATTTGTGTCACGGTGGAGTTTTATGGCGGGTAGTTGATGAATTTTATACCGACATGGTTGAACAAGCGGAAAAGGAACAATCCATTTCTGCCTCATGGGAAATTGGTTTTGATGATTATGTTTTAGCTCTTGGTTCTAAGAAACTAAAAGACGCCGAAATTATTTCCGATGCCGCGCAAATCAAAGAATTGGGCAAATGCCTTCGCTGTGAGGGCGGGCAGGGCTACATGAAAGACGGCACGCCCGTTTATAGAATCCTAAAGGGCAATATGTATGGCCTTGGAGTCGGTTTGACTTGGACTCCCGCCGCCGCTGTTCAAGGAGTTACGGTTTCTTCTTCGGAAACTTGCGCCGCTTTAGAAAGAGTTAAATCCGCGCCAGAAGAAGAAAAAAAGAAAATTTTTATCTTTTTACAAGAAAATAGCGCAAATAAAGAAAATAAAGAAATTAAACGTGTAAACAAAAGAAGTATGATCTTTAAAGAAATTGCAGATATCAACGACGATATTCTAAAAGAAGCGAAAGCGTCAGACGTTCGTGACTTCATCAAAAGTGAACTCATCAAACAAGACACGGCTTTCAAAGCGAAGCTTTCCGAAGCCGAAACCAAAGCTGAGTCCGCCAAGGATGAAGCTAAAGCCAAAGAAGAAAAAGCTAAAGAGCTTGAGAATTCGGTTCTCACTCTCAAAGCTGAACTTCAAGCTCTTAAAGATAAAGAAGTCGCGAAAGCCAAAGAGGAATCCTTCAAGACCCGTCTCGAACAGGTGAAGGCCAAATACACTCTCGACGAACAGGTTTGTAAAATCGTGGAAGGTCAAATTAAGGATCTCGACGACGCCGCTTTTGCAAGCTGGCAGACTCAGTTTGCGGTTCTCGCGAAGAGCCTTGAAAAGACCCCGGAAACCACGAAGACCAAAGAGGCAACCGCTTCAACGATTGTCGAAGGTGCCAAAGTTGACAAGTCTGACGTTCCCAATGGTTCTACTACCGAAGAGGACTATTTCGCCAAAGCTTCCAAAGCTTTCACCATCAAAATCACCAATAAAGGACTAGAATTCTAATTTTAAAAATATATGGCCGCTCAATCCGCATCCCCTAACCTCAAGCCGTTCCGCCAGTATGACACCAATGATGTCATCAACCTGTTCGCCCATGTAAGCGGCAGTGTTAACGCAGGAACTTTCGTTATTCCAACTGTCGCCGACCCGGATGCAGTGCCGCAAGGCTTTGCTTCTACTTCGCTAGAAGGAACTCCCTCCCGCGCTTATTCCGCCCGCCCGTCCAATCCTTGGAAAGTCCGCACCGCTACTTCTGGTGAGCTTCCTCTTGGCGTTATGCTTAACGACGTGCGCGAAACCAATAACTACGGCGAACGTTACATTTATCGTCAGGATGAACTTGGCGCTCTTGATGTGATTCTTTCCGGAAACTCCGTTCCGATTCTCACCCGTGGGATTGTGGAACTCAACGGTTTCTCTGGCGATCCCGGTCCTACTTCTGGTGCAGTTATGCACAACACTGTTGAAGGTAAACTTCAAGTGTCCGCCTCTACCACGAATCGCGTTGGCCGATTCCTCACCTCTTCGGGCGCTGACGGTTACGCGCTGTTCAAAATCGAACTATAATTTCAAATATGAATATCACATTAAACCCCACCAAAGAAAAGATCGAAATCATCAAGGCTATCGCCTCTGCGAATAGAGAGGAGTCCTATAGGGCTCAAGAGGTTCTTGCCAAAGCGATTGCTCCGGTAATTCAGAATGTTCTTCCGAAGCTGGCAAGTTCAGCCTTGGTTTACAAGGATTATCCTTATGATCCAAAGAGCAACCCGACCCTTCCGCTCGAACTTTTCGAAAACGACGCAATTAATACTGTTCGCGTCTGGACGCAACAGACTGGCGGCGGCGCTCCTTCAAGCGAAATCAAGCCCGTTGGTGAATACAAGTTCACCTCGTATGAGCTTAGCTCGGCTGTTTCCGCGAAAAAGAAAGTCGCTCGTGACGGTAATACCGGCCATATCTCGAAAATGATCGAGAGAATGGTTCAGGAAATCCTTCGCGGTCAGGAACTTAATGCTTGGGGTGTCTTTTTCGCCGCTCTTGGTGGCGCTACCGATTCTGCCGGGAATCCCCTCGTTATGGATGCCACGACTGAAAACGTATTCCAAATTGATGACTTCAACCGTCTCAAAACCAAGGTGACTCGTCTTCATACCGCTTGGGATGGTGGAACTCCCTCAACCACGTATGGACGTAAGGGAATGACCGATCTTTTCCTTAGCCCTGAAATGATGGAGCAGGTTCGCGGCTTTGCTTATCAGCCCATGAATACCCGTATCGGTGCTCAGGGTGATGCCGGGACTGAAGTTGGTGGTTCTACCGCCGTTCCTCTTCCTGATTCGGTTCGCGCTGAGATTTACCGCTCCGCTGGTTCTGCCTCTATTTATGGAGTTATGCTTCATGAATTGATTGAGCTTGGCGTTGGCAAGGCGTTCAACACCATCTTTGACACCTACTACAGTGGCACTCCTACCTTTACTGGCGCGAGTGACGAAATCTTGGTAGCTGTTGACCTTAGCGTGGATGCGTTTATCCGCCCCGTGGCTACTGAATACCTCGCTGACATTGACGTGTCTTCGAATGTGACCACGATGGTTGACGACCAGTTTATTGCCCGTGATGAAAAATTCGGTTTCTATACGAAAGTTGAAGAAGCCCGCGTTGCGGTGGATAACAAGTCGTTCTACGGCCTGATTGTCTAAGTTAGGATTTGCGTAAAATTACTGAAGCTCCTTTGGATAAAACCAAAGGAGCTTCTTTTTTATAAACCAAAAGTGTATAGGGAAGATATGAAGAAGAGCAATAAAATTAAAATTGTCGAGCAGAAGCCTTTGAAGCCACTTAGCGCAATCTTTGCCGACAAATCTCGCGACAAATATAAAGAGGAAACTGTCGGTGATTACGAAACGAAACTCTCCCGGATGAATTTTCTCGAACTTCAAAACCACGCCATTTCTTTAGGAGTTAAGCCGTCAACAGAAAGAATCATGTTGACCAAACATCTTCTAAATGAGTTCCAACGAAACAAAGGGGAGATTACCCGTCTTTTCGGAGATCAGAAGAAAAGCAAAAAAAACAACGCACCAAAAACCCTTTTAGAAATCATCCAAGGTGGCGTCAAGTCTTAATATCAGCGGTTGGGCGGGCGAAATTATTGACGAAATGGAGTTGTCCGGCGTCACAACCGGATCAATTGTGTCTTGGCTTGAGAATAACCTAGGCTCATTAAATAACTCACTAGATACGTCTTTTGAGTTTTTAAGCGGGGATGTCAGTGGAATAATCCTTCCAGAAATGTCTTTGACCGAAATAGACATTTACGAAAAAATGTATGAATGCCAGTATCTTTCAAAGAAGGCAAGACAGGCGGCGTCTCTAGGTCTGACTGATTGGTTGCAAATCCAAGGTGACGATCAAGGTTTAATTAGAAAAGTTTCTAAAACTGAAGTCGCGAAAGAGTTAAGGGGGCAGGCGAAAGACTGCAAAGAGGAACTATTTAACTTTATTTATGGCTATAGCCGTGGGCAAAGCGGCGCTTTACCGCAACAGGTAGTAGGACTTCCAGATTGTGATTGTTATGGCGTCTCTGATTGATACAGATTTAAAATCTTCCGTAGAGCAGGGGTTTTCTGATCTCTTTGATACATTTGCGCGCCCACAAACCTTCACTCTATATAAAAAACCGGGCGAAACCATCGTTTCGTTAGATCCTAATTTTGATCCGGCGTGGAGTTCGAACCAAGACTCTGGAGTTACTTATACGGAAGTCAGCGAGACATTCGACGCTAGAATCTGGTATTTGGACTACGAACAACAGTTGCGGGAATTCTTCTTCAGAGGCGGTGAGGCGGAGGGGACAAGATTTCTCAAAGATTCCGGCCAGATCAAGATCCAGTTGCGGGAGGCTGGTTATAATTATATTAGGGACGCTTCCAAAGCTTATTTCATGGGGGATTTGTGGGAGATTACCAGTGACGTTAAGGCGGTTGGTATTTTTGGATTTGCTTATTATGTTTTTGTGTTGAGGAGGCAGAAATGAAAGTTAATTTAAATCAAATGGCTTCTGAGGTTTTCGGCAGTGGGAAACGCTTCTTTTTAAACATAATTAATGATTATGCCAGCAGAAAATTTCAAAAAGCGAAGCTGGCCTTAATACAAGATGTCGCCACGCATCCCGTATCCATTGAAATCAACGGCGGGATAGACGCAGCGAATATCTCCCACACACTCTCCGGAAGAAAAGGCAATCTTTTTTCTTTTCTTGGATTTCGGGCAGGGACCAAGCCGGTTGACGATCTTCTTTTCTTAATAAACCAAACTGTTAAATTTATTCCCGCCACCAAAATATCTGTATTCGGGTTGTCAGAAGTTAATTTTACATATCCGTCCAGAGGCGACTTTTTACAACTACCTTTACCTTGGGAACCCGGAAGAAGCTGGGTGACTGCTATTGAGGATGGAGTGAGTAATTTAAGTTATTATATTTTTAAAGAAAGCGAAAGTAGCAGATCTGGCAGGGGTATTCAAATAGACAATGTAGTAAGACCAATCGGATTTAGTTTAACGCCCTACATGTCTCCAATTTTAGAAAAATTCAAGCTCGCACTCAATGGTTGACACCACCGAACATAAAATATTCTCCAGTTTCAAGGAATGGTTTGACCACACTCTTTTAAAAGACGGGCAGGCTTTTTCGAATTACAATACCCCTTTGTATAGTTATCCAAGTGGAGACGGTAGATTGGGAGTCCAAATCTATGCTTCGCCTTATTATCAATGGGTTTATGACGAATCTATAAGTGGCTCGGCAGTCCCCGTGGGATCTTCTGGTATTTATGCTGATTATGAAAACGGCAGATTTATTGGTGGGACACCTTCTGGCTATACAGGTTATCTTGAATATTCAGTAAAGGACTTTAGTATTTATACAACTTCCAAGTCGGACGGAGAGCTTCTTCTTGAGTCCAAATATAATACCCGGCCCAAACCAAGGTTAAATACTCCTACTACGGGAGCAGTTCCCTACCAAATCATGGCACCCTGCATCTTTCTTAGAGACGATAGATTTTCCATTGAAGAGGCTTCTTTTGGCGGGCAGGTTTGCGAAAAGCTTGATTATGCGGCTATTATTATTTCGGACGATGCGAGGAAGCGGTATGGGGTCGGGACCATCTTTGGGAAGAAGAAAAATGTGATTTTCCCCTATTTTGATTCCTCCCCGTTTAATTACTATGGAGGTCTAAAAAGCGGCAGTTATAACTATCCTGAAAGGGTAGCGGAATACAACGAACCGGGGCGATATGTCCAGATTGTCAATGTTGAATATACCCCCATTGAAAATGACGCGGTTACGCAAGCAAACCCGAATTTGTTCATTGGAAAGCTTTATTTCAAGTGTAATTTTTACAATAACCTAGAAAGGCGAACCTATTAATGATTTTATGGGATTTTTGATATTTTTTAGTGTAAAATAAAAGAGAATGAATACCAGAAATCGCGTTATTTCTGCCGCTCAAATTTTATTTTGCGGCCCATCCCCTGCCACCGGATCTCACAGTGGCAACATCACACAATTACATCGTGTTCAATCGTGTAACTATAGTTTCGATATCCCGCGTGAAGACGTGGTTCAATTCGGCAACTTGGCTCCGATTGACAGGTTCAATCTCGAACCTCCGACTGTAAGCCTTGATTTTTCCTATCTCGTAACTGATATTGCGAATGAAGAAAAGCTTGGTTTTACCGTCAACTCTGTCGCCTCTATTCTCAGCGGTATTCTTACCCGCGTTACAGACGAAAGAAACTACTTCATTCTCACCGTTCCTGAAGGGAATGACGCCAACGGCTTTACTGCCGGTTCTGGCTCCGTTATCGGCATCGGTAATGGATTCCTCTCCCGTTATGGTCTTGAGGCTTCTGTCGGTGGTTTTGCTACGGCAAACGTAACCGTGGAAGGTCTTAATATCGTGGGTTATGCGAGCGGTATTGCTCAAAACATCCCTGCTGTAAACTCGGCCAACGGGCTTCCTGTTACCGGCGTTCCCTTCACCCTTCCTGCTGGTTCTTCCGGTGAAGTTGGACAAGTGACTGCCCTCCGCCCCGGTGATATTTCCCTCAATCTTGGCAATTCTGCCTTATTCGTAGATCTAAGTGGTATTTCCGTCCAGTCTTTCTCCTGTGGTTTCGACCTTGCTAGAGAGGGTGTTCGGGCTCTTGGATATAAATTCTTCCGCTCTCGTGAGCTTCAGTTCCCCATCAACGTTTCGCTTCAAACCGAAGTGCTTGCCGGTGACTTGACTACTGGAAACCTTGCCAACGTTCTTTGCGCTGATACTTCGTATGATATGACTATCACGATGCGTCAGCCGGATTGCGAAGGCGACGGTGCTGTAGCCGCCCAGATTGATCTTCGTGGTGTTAAACTTGAAAGCCAAAACTGGCAACAGGGTATCGGTTCAAACGGCACAGTTTCCCTCAACTGGGTTGCTCAGTTATCCGGCCCTCAAGATGTAGCAAACGGCCTCTTCATGAGTGGCGTGGTTCAAGCCGACTACTAATAGTTCTCCGTAATTATTCTCTTAAAGCCCGCAATGAAAATTGCGGGTTTTTTGTTTTTATTCGGAATGGAGGCGTTGAAAAGTGTAATAGGTATCAAGGTAAGGTTTATGGTTTCAAAAGGTGACAGTCTATATTTAGCTCCCGCTCTAGAAGATGGGATTGGTTCGCAAGAATGCGAGTCTAAAATTTCTGCCGTGATCAGGCGCGGTCAAATTATTGAGCTTCGCCCGACGAAGGATCAGGCTGAATATTTAACCCGGTGTGCTGGGACAATGCGTTATATCTATAATACTCTAGTCGCTAAATGGGAGGCGGGCGAGAAATACAACCGTAAGGCATTTCAGGCGCATTGTATCGCTTTACGTCAGTCCACCGACTGGATGCAAGAGGTATCAAGCCGTGCGACTTACGAAGCGTGTGATAATTTCCACGCGGCGGCATCTAATTTTTTCATGTCTTGTAAAGGGCAGCGAAATGGCAGGAGCTTTAACCCCCCGCGATTCAAGAAAAAAGGCAAATGTTTGCCTACAGTAAATTTTTCGCATGAAACACAATTTTCCGTTCAAGGTCGCAATCTTAGGATTTCGGGGTTGAAAACTAACATCCGTCTGCGGGAACGCGGACGGTTTGACGGTGCGGTAAAATCCGTGTCAATTAAGCAAAGAGCAGGGAAGTGGTTCGCCTCTTTTGTGTTTGAGCTTACGAAGGAGCAGCTAGTAGAAAAATCGTCTAACGCGAAAACCAAGCGTGAGACGGTGGGGATTGATTTTGGTCTGTCCGTGCTGGCTGCTACTTCTGACCGTCAAATCATCGAGAACCCAAGGGCGCTGCACAAAAAGCTTCGCTTGCTTAAACGCAGACAACGCCAAGTTAGTAAGAAGTTATGTGAGGGACAATCGCAAAGTCGCCGTTATAAAACGGCTTCGACGCGAATCAGTCGTCTTCATAAAAAAATTGCGGATCAACGGTCGGCGGCTCAACACAAGTTTACCAGCGATATAGTTAAGCGATTCGGAAAAATCGTAATCGAGGATTTACAAGTAGCGGAAATGATAAAAAATCGTAAATTCTCGCGTCTCATCTCGGACGTGGGTTGGGCGACTCTTCGCTATCAGCTAGCCTATAAATCCAAGGCGGCTGGGGTTGAACTTGTTGTCGCTGACAAATGGTTTGCTAGTTCAAAAATTTGTTCCTTTTGCGGACAAAAAGCAGAGAAACTTGCTTTAGAACAACGCATATTTAATTGCCCACACTGCAACTTCATTGAAAATAGAGATATAAATGCCGCACTTAACCTAGCGACATATATACCCAAAACCGTCGCGACCGATCAAGGCGAGACGCAAAACGTGCAACAGAGTTCTTGGAAGACCTCCCCGCAAGGGGAGGCGTGGAACAGTGACGTTGCAAACATCACCTTTAACCGAGGATCTTTGTCTAAACTCGTCATGAGCGAGCATATGGCAGTGATTTATTGATCTGGAAAGTCCTTTGGAGTTTCAAGTCCAAAAAAAATTGGTAAATGCTGGTGCGCACTCACTCGAAATTTTCGAGGAATTGGAGTCTTTTTATAATGACTCCCAAGCTCAAGTTCTGGACACGATTAAACTCTTGCCCATAGAATCGGAACACAAAAAATTAATAGAATCAATTATCATTCAGGGGAATGTTTTTACCCCGAACAGAATAAGCTCAATCAGAAAAAGAGTTTTTGATTATGTTAATAATGCTGCAAGAAGCCTAAAAGAAGAATTTTTAAAATATAAAGTAAATCCATGAAAGAATTGTATTCATTCTACGTAAGTAAAGAAAAAGAAGTTGAAGTTGAACGCGACACCCCCGAAGGAAAACTGATTTCAAAAGAAGTCAAAAGCGTCCCTCACCGGGTTATTCTTAAAAAGCCGTCCCGCGTTGAAATGCAACAGGCGGAACTTGTTTACTCTAAAGAGTGGTCTTTGGCCGTTAAAGAGGGTATTTTACCCAAGGCTGTTCTCACAAAGATGTATGCCGATTTCGGCGGGACTGTTTCTAAGGAAGATTCCGAAGCTTATATTAAACTTTTAGAAGAATACACTTCTCTACAGAATGATATGCAATCCTTGAAGTTTAAAAATATCAACGATGACAACGAGGAATGCAAGGTCAAAATGGACGATCTCACCAAGAGAATGATTGCCATTTTTACCGAGATTCAGGATTTTGAATCCCGTCAGGGGCGGGCTTATGATCAGTGCGCCGAAGTTCGGGCCAGAAACAAAACCATTCAATGGCTGGTTCTTTTCTTAACTTATCTCGAAGACGAGAAGGGCGAACCCCAACCTTTCTTTAAGGGGCGGACTGACAACGAAAAGGCGGATTCTTATTTTCAAATGCTTGAAGACGAGGACGAATTCTCCGACAAGGTTATTGACAAATCGGTTCTCACCATCTCATTCTGGTATCTTGGCCGCGCCGAGACTAAAGAAGACTTCGAACAGCTAGAAAAAGCCGCCGAAGAACGGAGTGAATGATAAGCTTTAGCAATCCACCCGAAATTTAGGGATCTCTCAAAACCTAATTTTGGGTCGGTTTTGAATTTTAGCCCGATAAATGATGACAAGGTTTGCCTATGTGACGATAAGAAAGCCCCTATAATTCAACTAGGGGATTGGTTAGCGCAGATAGAGTATTAATAATTCGTAGCTATCTACAAAAATAAATTGATTTTGTAGAAAATTTAGTGTAATATAAGACATGAGAGTGATGAAGGGGTATAAATTTAAAATAAACCCCACAAAGGAACAGGAGGAATTTTTCTCTAAAACTTTTGGCGGGTGTCGTTTCGTGTGGAATTATATTCTCGATTCAAAGAAGAGTGCGTATTTATTTGGTGGAGTTAAGTCTAATTTCACCGAAACATCCAAGGGGTTAACCGACATTAAAAAGCTAGAAGGTTTAGAGTGGTTGGGCGAATTAAACTCTCAAAGTATTCAGCAGGAGTTAAGGAAATTAGATGTTGCTTATTCAAGATTTTTCAAAAAGATTAGTGATTTCCCACAGTTTAAAAGCAAACGGGACAAACAATCCTTTGTTGTCCCTCAGAATTTCCATTATGGAAACGGCCTTCTTCACATTCCTAAATTAAAATCGGGAATTGAGATTGTCCAGCATAGGGAATTTGGTATTGGGGCTGAAATTAAATTTGTAACGATTTCCCAAAATAAGGTTGGCGAGTATTTCTGCGCTTTCCAAGTCGAAGAAGATCATGAAATTAAGACTCCGAAATCAAATAATGAAGTTGGTATTGATTTGGGACTAACGGATCTCATGGTATTTTCTAATGGGGTTAAAATTCGTAACCCCAAAATTGCCCAAAAATATCGCAAGAAGTTAAAGTATAAGCATCGGCAATTAAGTAAGAAAGTTGAAGGTTCAAAGGGCAGGGGAAACGCTAGATTAGATTTAGCTAAAACCTACGATAAAATTTCTCGGATTAAAGGCGATTATACGCATAAATTAACCTCCCGCATCATCAGCGAAAACCAAGTGATAGTGATGGAAGATTTAAATGTAGCCGATATGACGAAAAACCATAAACTAGCAAGAGCGATTCAAGATGTTTCTTGGGGCGAAATTGTTAGACAGTTAGAATATAAAGCGAGATGGAATGATCGTCAGTTTGTAAAAATTGATCGGTTCTTCCCAAGTTCAAAAACATGCTCAAACGATGGGTTTGTCCTAAAAACGCTTGATTTAAATCAAAGGACTTGGGCGTGCCCTGAATGTGGGGAAACTCACGACCGGGATGTTAATGCATCTAAAAATATTCTAATACAGGGCAAAAATATAATCAAACAAAATTCTGGTTCGGGAATCGAGTCGGAAATTCGCGGAAACGCGGGGAAACAAAAACTGGTGGAGCCGTCAAGAATGGTATGCGTTAAAACGCAAAGAGATATTGAGGCTATGAAACCGGAAGCCACAACCCTTTAGGGTATGGTAGTTCACAAAGACGCTTTGACTTCAGTTCTCCTTGGTTATTCAGTCTCCCGACTGTCTAACACCAAGATTTTCATCAAGCATTTCGGTTATACCGATTCTATTGAATCGGACTATCAATACAAATGTGCCTTTGATCATGCTGTTAAAAGCGGGGCTCCCACCGAAAAACAAAGGTTGGAAGAGCTTAAAGGTTTGGGGCTCTGGACTAACCAAGACGAAGAAATAAAAAGCCTTGAGTCTATCAATAAGAATCTTGTCACTAGGAAGAGGAGTCTAGCCCTTCCGTCCCAAGTTAAAGAGTTCGAGGGCAGATTGGCGGAAAACGAATCCAAGCTGAACAAGTTAAAATTAGAAAGGTTTATTCTTGTTGGGACGACTGCCGAAACAATAGCCGCCCAAAGATCCGAGGATTATTATATTTATAACTCTCTGTATATTAACGACAAATTTACGAAGTTGTTTTTTGAAGAGTCCTTTGATGACATGGACTCAGATCCCCTCCAGTCCGCAAAGAATTGTTATTATCAGTCGTTAAAGCCAATCATGGGCGGCGGGATAAGAAACATCGCCCTTTGTGACGAGTTCATGAACCTAATGAACCTTACGGAAAATGCCTATGAAATTTTGGGGAAACCCTATGCGATGTATAGCTTTTTTCAGGCCGACTTGATAAGCATAGGAAGATATTATAAAATGATTATAAATAACGACCCCGCTCCCCCCGGACAACACAGATATAATCCCGACAAATTAGAAGAATGGTGGGACGCGGCGAGAAACGCTAAGAAAATAATGAGCAAAACGGGCAAGGAAAGCATGGGCGGGGGATCTGTCCTAATGGGGGCAACCGGACAGGATTTAAAAGATGTTTTCGGGGACGATCCCAACATTAAAAGCATAGACTCCGAGATTAAAAAGAACGCCAAAGGGGGCGTAGTAAAAATGGAGGACATGATGAGGATTCATGGCGTTAAATAGCTAAGAAATACCAACTGCGAGTAGTGTATTATTAAGAAGGTATGGCTGCTTCGACTCGTATAGATGTAGGTATTAATTCTCCAAAGCTTCTCGCGGAGATTGTTAATACTGTTCGTCAGGCAGAAAGCGCGATTAAAAAGAATCCGATCCGCTTTGAAGCCAAAAATTTTGGTTCTTTGAGATCTGTCAACATGGAGGTTGAAAGATTCGAAAAATCCCTCACAAGGATGTCGGCTGTTATCCAGACTTTCGGACAATCAGCGGCGATTCTTTTCGGTATTCAAAGTGCAGTTGTGGCTTTTGCAAAAGCAACGGTAAACGCGGAAAAGCAACTTACAGAATTAAATTCTGTTCTAGGTGGCACAAGTCAACAACTTACTATTTTATCAGACGGACTTTTCAAAGTCGCGAGAGAAACCGGGCAGTCATTTAAAATCGTAACAGAATCCGCCAAAGAGTTTTCAAGGCAAGGTCTTGGCGTTGAAGAAACCCTAAAGAGAACCCGTGATGCTCTTATTTTAACCAGAACGACGGGTCTTGATGCTGCCGCTGCTACGGAAGCTCTTACCGCAACAATCAATACCTTTAGAAAAGAGGCTTTAGACACAACCAAAGTCGTTAATACTTTTGCGAACGTTGATACTAAATTCGCCGTTTCAAGTGCGGACTTGGCAGAGGGTATTAAGAGGGCCGGTGCGTCAGCACAGGACGCCAAGGTGGATTTTAATGAGCTTGTCGCTACAATTACCTCCCTGCAACAAACGACTGCTAGAGGCGGCTCAAACATCGGAAACAGCATCAAGTCAATCTTTACTCGAATCAATAGGGGGAGCAATCTTGACTTTTTGGAGACTATTGGCGTTCAGGGTAGAAACTTAGACGGATCTATCCGTCCCGCAATTGATATTCTAAAAGAACTTGCACAGGTTTTCCCGACCTTAACGGACGCTCAGAAAAACTACACCAAAGAAACCATTGCCGGGGTTTATCAGGTGAACGCCTTTTCTGCTTTACTTGGTGACTTGTCGAATAAATACGGCGCTTACAATGAAGCTTTAAAAACTGCCACCAATACGACAGACGAGGCTATCAAGAGAAACGAAATGCTCAATAAGAGCACTTCCGCCCTCATTAATGAAGCGTTGGTTAACTTGACTGAATTTTCGGCAAAGGCCGGGGAAATTGCTTTAAATCCAGTTTTCAAAAACCTTCTTAACGGACTTAATTCAGCCTTTGATAACTTGCCGGATTTTGACGGTGAATCTTTCGGTTCTAAAATTGGTCAGGGTATTCTTCAGGGCATAGGGAACGTTCTTAGTGGACCGGGACTTGCTATTTTGACCGTAGCTTTGGTTAAAATATCGAACTTGGTCCTTCAGGGGGCGGCTCAACAGCTTAAATCTGTTCTTAGTATAAGTGGGGAAAGCGAAAAAATCCTGAATGCTCAAAGGGCGGTAAAGAGCGTTCTCGAATCCCAAGATCCAGTTACTAAAAAGCTAATTGCTAATGCAAAAAATAGAGTCGAATTAGAACAAGTTTTAATCAATAAAATCAATGAGCAAACCGAAGCTCTTTTAAAATTTGAAAGGGTGAGCTATCAGGCGGCAAAAAACATAAGCAAGGGATCTACGGTTCCGAATGTTATTCTTGCTCCATCCGCGAAGCCCATAACAGTAGCCTCAAGAACTAAAAAAGCGGCTGGAGGATTAATCCCCTCTTTAGCGGCTGAAAAAATGGCCGTCAATCAAGGTGTCGGTGGCGCTCCTAAATCTGCCAAGTCAGTTGTTATTCCTAACTTTAATATGGGGCGAGGGAAAAAGGAAACTATTGTCGCCAATACAAGTGAATTTATAGTTCCTGATTATGCAGGAACGGGAGCTTCTGCAATTTTCAACCAAGACATGGTTAAAAGACATGGGTTGCCAAAGGGTGCTAAAAAAATCTTGGCAGGAGGTTATATTCCAAATCTCGCGGAAGGAAGGTTCTCAGAACGTTACGGATCTGAAGCCGAGTTAAGAGCAGAAGCTGAGTTTAGATTCGGATCGAGTCTTCCCAAAGTGACTGATATAAATACTCTAAGGGCTTTATTGGGAGAGAGAGATCCTGAAGGCAAACGGGTGCAGAAAAAACGGGTTTCAATCAGAAAAGAAAAGGTTAACGAGATTGTCAACTTACATAGAAGTCAGTTTGAAAATATAAGGGGGAGAATTGGTAGATTAAGTCCCGTAGAGACAGACACATGGGATAAATACCACCATCGAGATGGGCACAAATTATTTGAAACCGAAGATTTGCGCGCCGCGATGGGGACGGCCAATAAATACGAATTAAAACTAGCGACCAAAAAACTGGGGCTCCCCGCCGAATCAACTCGGGCCTTAACGATGGATACTGTAGAAAGGAGCTTGAGGAATGTTCAAAGGACTCTCCTTACCTATAGAGCGGAGATGCCCGAATCTACGGGTCATTACTCGTATAGAACGGGCAAATATTCTCCATATCCAGAAGAGACGCCCCGTTTTAAAACTCTACCGGCACAATCTGTTTTAGCTTTGCCAGTGCCCCAAAAAAAACCATCCTTTCTTGAGTCTCTAAAGGGAAAATTTTTACGTCGTGGAGCGGAAGGTATTGTCCCCAATTTGGCAAGATTCCGCGAAAGATATTCTCAAATAGGATTAAGACCTTTCAACTTCAAATCAGATTCTAGGATTCAGAAGAAATATTTAGAGCTTGAGGCAAAAAGATCCGGGGCGTCTTCTGTTGAGGATCTGTTTGAGTCAAGTCCGAACTTATTCAATGCGTTTGCGGAAGAACACAGACTTCGTTATCCGCGAAACCAAAAGGACCAACGGGCTTCGTTTGTGGATCAATTTTATGCTGGAGGACGCATCCCAAATCTCGCCAAAAGTCCCGAATCGAAAGCCTTTGGGAAAATGGTGGCCGAAAGAATCAGAAAGGGCGCTGATCAAGATGAAATCGGTGCTTTACTGAACATGGGTTATAATAATTATAATTCAAAAAAAGTAGAACCACTTTTCTCAAGATTCACCGAAAAATATGCAGGGCGGAAAGGGTTTAAAGTTTCCAGCATGAAGGATGATTTTGGTTCTTCCTTTATGGCTGATGCAGATTTTAAAATCAAAGATAAAAATTATACAACTTTAATCTCTGGAAGCGGGCGGGCGGCGGACGTGTCTTTTGGTTTGAAAAATTTAAGAGACTACGATAGGACTGGAGAGGGGAATCCACTAAGAGTTTTTAAGTCGGTCGGAAAACAAGGAGGAGATTTTTCAAAAGTTTTGGATCTCGCGGCGAGAAGAAAAGAGATCGATCCTATGAACATCGAGTTGTCAGGGGCCGACAGAGATTTAGATAATTTTTACAAGAAGTTTTTTAGAAAAGAAACCTCTCCCAATTGGGGGAGTCTGTCTTTCACGACGCAGGAGTTCAGAGATGGTTTAAAAGCTAGGGGTTTTTATGCGTCTGGTTTGATTCCTAATTTGGCTTCGCCATTGCCGCCAAATCTTCCACCGGGGGTTCAAAAGAGAAAAAGGTTGATAGGCGAACCTTTAGGTAGGGGCGAATTTGGATCTTTCTTCTCTTTAAAAGGCGGTATAGGAACCAAAAGATTTCATTCTCATGTGGAAGATAGTGCTATCATTGATGAACTCGCCATTTCTAAACTTTTATCCAAAGCTGACTTGGGCGGGACCATCAAAATTCCCAAAGTAATTGGCTCTCCCGAAAGAAGTCTCCAATCTAAAAGAATAGGGAAAGAAGTGGTGAAAGATCCTGTTTTCTCAACAATATCAAAACTGAAGGGGTTTCCGGCACAAGCTTTGTCGGAGAGAGTTTTATCTAGTTACATAAGCAGCAAAGTGGAATCTCAAAGCGGTTTTTACTTGAACGACATGCATGATTCGAATTTTACCATGGGGCCGAAGTCGGCGGAAATTTTCTCCAAACTCGGCGAAAGAATAGCTAAAAAAACCAAAGGCTCGAATACTTTTGAGAGAATTCTTAATGCCAAAGGTCGTCTATGGAAATACGGAAAGGGTAAAGTCCACAACTTCATAGAAAAAGTTCTGACCAAGAATGACGAAAAGATTTCTTTAATTGATTTGGGTTTTGCGCAACCTACAACGAATCTTGCATCTAACAGTTTGGAACTTTTAAAAGACCGTATATCTCGCGGATCTTACGCCAGCGGACTCATACCAAATCTTGCCTCTTTCCGAACCAAAACTTCAAAACAAAAAGCTTTCGTAAATTCAATGCGCCCGTTTGCCGGGAACATTGACTCGGCATTATCTTTAAGTTCTCTCGCCGGGACTGATATAAATAATATTCATGTGAAGGATAGTTTGAAAGAGCTTTTCGGTAAAAGAAGCGGCGGGGGTTTCATTGCTGGTTTCGATCCAAACTCAAATGATATTCATTTAAACAGCAAGATGAGCGGCGGGCGTTTTGCGGCGAATACCCTGACTCACGAAATCGGACATGGAGCTTTCAAAGGTTTAAGCCAAAGATCTTTCAAAGAGCAAGTCCCGGCCAAGATATTTGATAATCTAAGACGCGCTTACGATTCGTCCAGAAAAAGTGGGAACAAAGGCGGCAAACGATTCGGTTTAGATTTAAGTGGATACCCCAACAAAGAACACTTTGAGGAAAACGCGGTTCAGGCTTTTGCCGAAAACATGGTGAGGAGCAGAACTCTCGGGACAAACGTAAGGAAAGACCCTCTTTATAGATATGTTAGAAAATTAATAGGAAAGGGGCTTGATATTACAAATAGAGCGGATGGATTTACTCCGAACTTGGCAGTAAGAAAAGTTTATCACGCCGGAAATTTAGACGGCGGGATTAATGTTAATAGATTCTCTGGGCTTCATGTTGCTGGCAAGGGTTCTGCCTTACAGATAGGGAGACAAAGGGAAATCGAACAGGGATATATCACCAACGGCGGGGATACCAGTCTTTACGAGATTGGCCTGAAGGGATTAAAAAACAAAAATATCGCCAGAGTCAACGACAGGGAAAGCAATACACCACTTGATTACGCGGATGAATTACTAGCTTCCGGCAGAATTAATAAGTCCGAATATAAAAGAATAGTTACCCAAGAGGATTTTAATTCTCTTGCCAAGTCTAAGGGAATCAAAGCGTTGATTTATAAAAATCAACATGAGAGAATAAAGAAAAACAACAAGAGATTTTCGCCGTCCAGCATGGCGATTCTGGATGATTCTATCATAGACAGCGTTAGAAATTTGGGGAGCGTTTCTAAAATAAAAAGTTTGGCGGATGGATATGTGCCGAATATGGCAAAATTAAGGTTCGAACACTTGGGTTGGTCGGCAGGGCAGAAACTACCCAATAGAAAAGGTTATCAAAGGATTGCCGGTATAGATCATGAATCTGGAGAGAGAAGTCACGCCAAGTTCAAAGTTGACGACGAAGCAATTAAAATAGATTATATAGAAAGTCGGAAAAAGGGTGACGCATTCAAACTCTTTGAAACACTGGAGAAATATGCACAAAAAACCGGAAAAAATAAAATCACATCCGAATGGCTAGTCCCGCAATATGGAAAATTCGAAGAAGGAAAGAGTAATTTTAAAAATCTATATTCAGTTTACCCGCAATTAAGATACAGGGACAAACCGGGGAGAACGACAAAAGGAATTCTTCAAATGGAGAATGAAATCAGCGGATCTAAAAGTGAAATTCCCTTTGGAAGCCTTGGTGAATTAAAAAATCTTGTCAAAACAATTCCAAAATCAGAATTGGCGGCTGGAATGGATTACTCCAGTGGAGGAAAAAGCAAAATTATAGATTTGGTGACAACCATAGACTCGCCCTCTAAGAAAACAAAAGGGGGGTTTCTAAATAAATTTAAGGGATTGTTTAATATGTCGGGAGGGTATATCCCGAATTTACTACCAACTGGTATTTTAAAATCGTTTAAAAAAGTTAAGGGAAAAATAGACTCTGGAATTTATTCTCTTGAGGATTTTTCAAAAAACCCGGCAATCGAGAAGGGGTTCAGAGATCGAGGTTTTAATTTTAATAGTAATAGTCTTGGTGGTTTTTATAACCCTCAAACGGGGCGCATACACGTTAACAGAACAACAGATAAAGGTGGAATGGCTGAAATTCTTAAGCACGAAGGGATTCATAATATAATAGATGAGCTTCCAATGCGTATGGGCATCAAAGATAAGTTAGCTAAACGGTCAACAGTTTTGGCGCAGGTGATGCCGTATGGACTCTCAGAACTACCAACATATAAAAGAACTTCGGCGGCAAATTATCCAAAAAACGCCCTTTTAGAAGAAACTCTCGCTGATAGTGGCCTCTTGACCATAAAAGACAGGGAAAATTTATATCCTTGGCTTGGTCTATCAGATAGACAGATTAAAACGATAAATAAGTTATCTCTCAGGTTATCAAGAACTTCACACGAAAGCATTAAAAACCAGAACTTGTCTAATGGTTTTGTTCCAAGCTTCAACAAACCTTTAAAAGACTCACTCCAAAGAGAATCACTAGCTCTAAAAGACTTGGGCTACAGCCCGATGGCCATTGCTCAAAGCCTAAGAGTTCAAGGATCTTCCCGTTTGAGAAACCCGCAAAATCCAGAAGGGCTTGGAGTTTTTAATACTTTACAGGGACAAAATAATATTCATCAGGCTCTTGCTGATCATTCCGGCGAAAATGTTTCTAGGGCGGGGCGGGTGCCGAATATGGCCACGAATATGAAATTGCCGGGAGTGGGTGATTTGTCCTATACTGGACGTGGCGGGGTTGTTGACCTTAAAGATTTAAAAGGGATCGCTAGTTCTAATTTAAAAGACGGAACGGATAAACTTGTCGAATCGCTGACTTTTCTTAGAGATTATCCGAAAGTAGTCGCGAAACAAGCGACTGTAATGAGGGAGCTTACGGCTCAAATAAAATTACAAGTTAAAGAGGCTCGGGCAAGAATCAAAGCTGGGGACAACACCCCGGAGACTCGTAATTTTTTCCAGTCCGGGGAAAAATATTTAAAAGTATTAGATAAAGAAAAGGAATTAAAGCTTCAGTTAGCAAGAGAGGTTAAGGGGGCTCGGGAGCAAAGAAATAACTCGGAAACAATTGATGATGACTATAAAATAAGAGAGGACGCGGAGAAAAAACGCTCCAGACGACAGAATCTCGGTTTCGGAGCTTCTTTCGCGGTTCCGTTGGCGGCGGGTGGTTTATCCCCATTTTTAAAAGAACAGAGATCTCAAGATTTAACCAATAGTTTGGGTTCTGCTTTCGGGACTGGATTGTTAGGATTAGGGCAAGGTCCGGCTGGCGCTATTTTTGCTGCAATCGGGGCTATTCAAGCCGGAGGAGCTTTAGGGGATTATGGTAAGTCTAAAAGATTCAAAACCGAAGAGACTCAAAAAGATCTTGAAGAAATCACCACGAATTCTCAGAAAAATCTAAGCTCATTTCAGGCGGCTCAGGCGGCGTTTTCGGATATTAATCAAGC